GAAGCCGGCATGCAGCATGGACAGCGTGCCGAGCGCGCCGCCGTCCAGATTGATCGCGATCGACGCGGAGCCGTTGGAGAAGATCGGATGCGACAGCACGAGGTCGAGGCCGGACTCATCGACTCGGAACACCATGCGCATGGTCTGGGGCGTAGCGATTCCGGTGGTGACGACGACGCCCACTCGCGAGCTGCTGGATGCACTGACGGTCTGGCTGGTGGCCTTGATGGCTGACGCGCTGGACGGCAGACGCTGAGCCGGGCGGCTGAACGCCTCCATCTGCGAGTCCAGAAGAACGCCCGCCATGTTGTTGCCGGCGAATCCGTATCCGGCCTGGCTGGCATGCACGCCATCCGGAAGGATCGACAGCGGCAGCTGACCGTCGATGTTCAGCAAGCGCGACATCAGCAGGTTGTTGTCGACGACGGTAACGCTGTGGTCGCGAGCAACCTTGCGCATCTCCTCGGCGAAGCGAGACGTCGCCTCCGAGCGCGCCTGGCTGCCAAAGGCGCCGTAGTTGCCCGCCACCGCCAGCGCCGGGAAAGGGCTCACCAGGATGGGCGTCTTGCTGTAGAAGCGGCACGTGTAGATGAACGAGAGGAGTGCCGTGCGGTAGGCCGCAAGGGTCGTCGCGTTGGCACCGAAGGCATCGTTGATGCCGTGGTTGCACAACACGGCACGCGCGGTGCTGGCCGCCATCTTCGCGGCGAACGTCGTGCCGCTGCCGTCGGTCCCGGCAATCATCTGCGTGGCCGTCGTGCCGCTGATGCCGTTGTTCGTGACCGTCAGCGCGCTGTTGCCGTGGTAGTTGTTGACGAAGTTCTGCAGCGCGGTGGGCGGCGGAACCGCGACTTGGTTGGCGAGATTCGCAGGGTCCGCGCCCCACATCGTTGAGTCGCCAAAGCACGCGATGATGCGACCTGTCCCGGCCGCGACATCGGTCATCAATTGCTGGATCGCGTCGACGTCGATGACGGAATACTGCTTGAGAGTCGATAGCGCCAGCCCGATGGATCCAGACAGATAGGTCGTATCGAAGTCAAACAGCATCTGATTTGCAGATACCGAAAGCGCCGACGGGTCGATCGCAGCAATGACGATCGACGTCGCTCCGATGACGATTGGGTTGGCAGTCTGCACTTGCCAGAATCTGGCTGCGACACCGGGCGTCACAAGGACTATCGTTCCCTGAACGACATCTCGGTTCCCGTCGAAATCACGCGCCCTTTCCCAAGCCCCAGTGTCGACAACCCAGATCCCGTTGCTGATCGATCCGCCCGCAATTGCGACGAGGACTCGATCGCCGGAAACGCACGGCACGCCACCGACGGTCTGCTCACCGTTGAGCGTGATTGCGGATGTGGTGACCGCCTTGCATGGCGGTTTCACAGCGACCGACGTGGTCAATCCCTGCAGTCGGTCGGTTGAAGTCGCTGGCATCTCACACCTATCCGCCGGCCCGCCCGGCTTGATAGGCGCAAATTATCAGCGACTAATCGCTGATAGTTCAACGCTATTGCTTTGATTCTGGCGATGCTGTTCCCGACACGAGGCCGCGCGCCGCATCGACAGGACCTGTGGGATTGACCTTTCCTTCTGAGACGTCCGTTAGGTATCCGATCGGTCGAGCCATAGCGCTGGCTGGCAGGCCGACCGTCATGGAGATCAACGTGGCGAGGTCGCGGACTGCCTTCTTGGAACTCCCCTCGCCGGACGCCGCCGCGTACACGGAATGCGGCGCCGACACCGCGCTCTCGATCATCGAGATGGCGGGACTGGTGCTGATCCGGTCGTCGTAGGGCTTCTTGTTGAAGGTGTTCACTCCGGCGTTGATGACCTGTCCGAGGCCCGGAAGCATCCCAACACCGGCGCGGAAGGCTCCCATCCCAAGGGCGGAAAGCCAGTCGTCCCAAACCTCACCGTCGCCGTCCTCGTCTTCCGGCCCACCACGGAAAGCCTGGACGATCGCCTCGCTGACCAGTGCCGGAACCAGGAACCCGAAGGTGAAGATGAACAGGCCACGACCCATACCCTTGCGCAGGCCGAGTTCGTGATAGGTGTTCGCCATCTCCGTGCCGATCAGGTTGGCCTGCATGTTGAAGTAGCCTGCGAACTGCGTGAACATGCGAGCGAAGGCGCTGCCGGTCTCGATCCGTGAGACGTCTTCAGGGAGGGTGCTGCCCTGCGTCTCGCGCACGGCGGAGTCAGCCCTACGGATGGCATCTCGCTCGCTAAGGCCCTGCGTGATGGCATCGTTGTAGGCCCCCGTCCAAACGATCGGACCAATCACGTTGTCCACCGCCGACTGAAGGAAGTAGGCGTGCTTTCCGAACCACTGCTGGCTGGACTGCAGGACGTTCGGGTTGAGCAGGATGTCGCCGATGGCGTCATTCATCTGCGCCACCTCGTTGTCCATGCGAGAGGCCATGTACGTTGAAGCCGATGTCACGGCGTCAATGGTTGCCTTCGGCTGGGTCAGGAACTGCACCGTGGCAGACATCAGCGACTTCGGTTTGACGCGCAGCGCCGCGATGCTCAGCCCGGTGATCTGCTGCGCGGCGTTGGCGAAGTTGGCGAACATGGCCGCCATGCCGGCGCGCTGACGCATCAGGGAGAAGAACCGCATCACGCCGTTGGTTCCGGCGATTGGGGTCTCGACCTGCTGCCGTGCTGCGCGATTGAGCCATGGCGTCAGCAGTCCATCGAAAGCCGTCGGGTCGATGCGATGCAAGGCCGTCGAGACATCGTCGGAGGTCAGGATCTTGCGGACGTCGCGCACCGGTTGCTCGAGGTGCGTGAACATCAGCACCTTGTCGATGTGCTGCGCCAGCGAGCGCAGGTCCAACAGCAGCGGCTTGTTGTACTCGACGCGTGCGTTCGTGAATCCCTTGGAGGTGGTCGGGAAGGCGTAGGCCAAAGACTGATTCTCGGCCTCCGCCAGCTCCCTGGTGGCGGCATCCTTGACGACCTCGGAGTCAGTCATCGCGGGGACGTAGCCGCCGCGGTACTGGCCGAACGGCGTCTCGAAGGAATCGGCCGTCACCTCGTCGAAGTACGAGCCGAACACGTCTCGGTGAGTCTTCTGGGCGGCCGGCTTCATCTGCTCGAGCAGATCCCAAACGCCCTGCGCGAAGTCGTACTCCGCTTTGCCGATCACTCCCGTGTCCTGCATGCGCTTGACGAATCGATCCCAGCGAGAGGTGTCGATGGTTCCGTCCTCGTTCTCGGTCGCCCAGCCGCGTCCGAGCAGCAACTTCCGCTTGTTGCTCTCGTTGCCGGTGTGCAGCAGCGCGTGGAGGATCTCCTGCTTTCCGGATCCGCCGCGGCTGAAGCCGAACACATAGCCAAGTTCAGGAGCCTCGACACGCCCGCGCCCCAACTCGACCGTCTTGAGCAGATCGCGGTACTTGCGCAGATGTCCGCCCTTCTCTGCGCGGTACCGATCTGCTGCTTCCTTCACCGGCTGCCAAATGTAGGTGCGGAACGGGCCGCTCTGACCGCCGTCCTTGGCGCCAACCCACGATTCAACGCGTCGCAACGCGGCGCCGATGGTCTGGATCTTGGACAAGCGACGCTCAGAATCGGTGACCGCCATGCCCTCACCGGCCACCCGTGCGGGGATGCCGATCTCCTCCAGTCGGCCCATCAGTTCGGCTTGGACCATCTCGCGATCGATCAACTTGCCGTCGACCTCGATCTGGCGCAGTCGGCGCGACTGCTGCCACATGCTCTTGAGCTCGTCTGTCAAGCCGCGAAGCTTCTCGACGCTGACCTCTTGGTATGGCGCTGCGGCCATGGTCATGTTGTCGACGCGATCCTTGAGGATCTGATAGGTCGCCGGATCGTAGGCGCGGATGTTCTCCAGGTACTCGCCGGCCAGTTGTCCAGGACGCAGACCAACGCCGTACTCTGCGACGATCGCACGCATGGCCATGACCAGGTTGACGTCTCTGGTCTTGGCGATCGTGTCCTTCGTGCCTTTCTGGATCTGGCGGAAGAACGCGAGCGTCTCGCGGACCTCGTTCTGCACGTCGACCGCCGCCTTGAAGGCGTAGCCGTTCACCAGTTCGTTGCGCTTCTCCTTCGCCGCCGCGGCGATGTCGTCCTTCGCGAGAGCCTGGGTTGCCGCGCGCGCGGCGCGAGCCTGTGAAGCGGCGTACTGGTTCGGCCGCACGTCCTTGACCAGCAGCTTCGCGACCATCGCCTCTGCGAATGTCTTCGCCGCCGCCGGCAAAGTCGCCACGGTGCCGCCCGAGATGTCGGCGTTCTTCCCCTCGCTCCGGACCTTCATCGCCTTCTCAAGCGCCTTCAGTTCCGTCGCAACCGCGCGCTGGCGCGCCTCGTTGAACAGGGCTTCGTTCACGGCCTTGGCGAGCGCCTCGGGGCTGGTGATGTCGCCATAGCGTTCCAGCATGCGCTGATCGGTCAGTCCCTCAACGGCCTCGTTCGGCGTGTCGGCAAGCACCAGCGCGCGGACCAGCTGCTGCCCAGACTGGAAGCCGAACTGCTCGGCAAGCACGTCCGGGTCCATCCCTTCCTTGCTGGCCATGCGGCGCTTCTGCAGCGCTGCCGCGGCGTCCTTGTCGATGGCCTTGACCGCCTCGGTGCTCAGCTTTCCGACCTCGAATCCCTCAGGCACATCACCCTGTGCCGACGGCGGCGCTTCCGGCTCTTGGTGGGCGTTGTCCCACTCCAGCATCCGCTGCTGGACGTTGATGTCGATCTGGCGCTTGTTCTTGGCGAGGAACTGGCCCTTCTGCAACCCCTTCAACTCAGGGTTGGCCGCCAGCATCTTGGCGCGTTCCTCCTTGGCCGCCTGCTCCTCAGCTTCAACCCGGCGCTGGCGGAAGTCCTTGAGTTCCTTGCGGTACTCGGCCTCGGCCTCCGTGGGCTCAACTGGCTTTGCCACCTTGCCGGTCAGGAACGCCCAGGCGCGGTAGATGGGGGTCGCCATCACCTCTGTCCGAACCTCGGACCTGACGGCGCGGCGCTTCTCCGCGGCATCCTTCTGCAGGGCCTTGAGGGTGCGACTGCGCGCGTTGGCGAGCCACTGCATGTCCCTTAGCGAGCGGGTCTCGAGTTCCGAGATTGCCTGCTCGGTCTGGGCCCGTCCCAGTTCCTGGTACTTGGACCAGTCGAGGCCGAATTGCTTCGCCTGCTCCGGTGTTTGGAACAGGGCGGCCATGGACTGCGCAGCCTCCGCAGTCTCGATCTCCTGCTCGCTGGCCAGCATGCGGTCCATCACGCCGCGGACTTCCTCCGAAAGGGTGACGTTCAGCGACTTGAGCGACTGATAGACGTTCATCAGCCACGCGCGGAAGCGTTGGAACACACCCTGCAATTCCAGGCTCGGCGCCTTGCCACCGAACAAGTAGGCCTCGAAGCCACGCGCGAACTTCTCATGGCTCTCGCGCTGCTCGTCCAGGCTCATGTCCTGCCAAGTCTGGAGTTGTGTCTTGCCCTCCGCCGGCTGGATGCCGAACCAGTCTAGGACGGTGGTCAGGTCCTGCTGCACGCCGGGTTCCGCGTTCTCGCGCGCGGCGATGTCGACCATGATCTCCAGGAAGGCATGGCCGAACTCATGCAAGGCCGTCGACAGGTCGGCGTTGGCCAACAAGGAGATGGTCAGGTTGCTCGGGCTGAAGGCTCCGCGCTGACCCTGGGCCAGCGCGCCGGTGGCCTGACCGCGGCCGACAGCCGCCATCGCCGCATTCCGCGTGACGCCCGGGCCGGCCGACATCACCGTCCAGTCGGTGGCGCCGACGTTGCGCTGCACGATGATCTGGTCGGCGGAGGCATTGGTGTCGACGGCATCAACGCCCACCAGCGGACGGACCTGACCGGTTCGGGTGTCGACAACGTAGCGCCGACGGCCGAGCGCCCTCTCCTCGCGCAGACGACCTTGTGCCTCCAGGCTTGCGGCACTCTCGCCGCTGGCGTTGTCGGAGATCCCGAAGGACTCCTCTCCGCTACCACGCATCAGGCTGTCGAGATCACCAAGGTCCAGGATGTCGCCCTGGTTCAGCACGTTGCCTTGCAGGTCCTCGCCTTGGAGGCGGAGCGGGTACTGGGCGTAGAGTTGCTCCGCCGTCATCCCGAGCCGACCGGCCGTCGTGGCGTAGAAGGCCGAGGCCAGCGCCGCATTTGGCTTGGCGATGTCCTCGTTGTATCGGCCCGTAGCCAGGATCTGCTGCAGGAAGTTGTCGCGCACCGCATCGCGGCTTGTGCGCGCCGCGTCCGCCGTGTCGCGCCGAGACAGTTCGGTCTCGACAGCCGAGCGGATCTCTTCTCCGTGGTCCTTGATGAACTGGTCCGCCTCGGTGAGGCTCATCCCTTCAGGATCGGTGCGAAGGTGAGGGATCAGCTGCTCGGCCAGACCTGCGTCGACCACATTGGCAGCAAACTCTGACACCGGGATTCGGATGTCGGTCCCCGCCGCCGTCGCAGCGTCGATCTGATCAGCCACAGCCGGCGAAGCCTCGGCCAGCGCGCGCACGTCGATCCCCGACTGCGCCAGCGCCTGAGGTGCGAGATAGATGTCATGCACCGGTCCGTTCTCCGTCGCGGAGTCGATGAAGGCCTTGAAGCTCTGCGGATCCCGCTTCTTCACCTTGCTCGCTTCGGAAGCCGCCGCCAGTTGAGTCAGTACCTGAGCATTTTCCTTGGCCGCCTGGGCGTGCTGCATGCGCTCACGGATGGCCGTGTGTGCAACGCCTGCGGCCTCTGCCGGTGCAGTGAAGGCCTCACCGACAACTTCCGCCAGGATGTTCCCAGGGCTGATGTCCTGGCCGGCAGCCAGTTCACCGCCTAGTTCACCGAGGCCGCCAAGCAGTCCCTGGACCGGCGTCTGCACGCCCATGTTCGCGATCTCGCGCGCCAGTGGCCGGGCAGCCAGCTTCGTTGCGACACGACCGGGCAGCAGCACCTTCCCCGCCAGACCTCCGCTGATCGCATCGAGAGTGCCAACGACGCCGGCATGAGCGAAGGCCTGGGCCGTTGCTCGACGCATCAGCGCCTGATCCTTGGATGCAGCGACCAGCGCGTCCGGGCTGTTTAGATCGACGCCTTCCTTCTGGAGCGCCTCCATCAGCGTAGCGCCGTAGTCGACAGCAAATGACCCACCACCCATAGCCGCAGCGCCAGCGGCCGGGCCTGCTACCACAGCTGCTCCGATGCCAGGGACACTCTGGATCAGACTCTCCGGTCCGATGTTGGCGACGAACTTGACCGGGTCGGTAGAGAACGCCGAGATGGCATCGCCGAATCCCTTGGCATCCATCACCCGCTGGACGACTGGATCCGAAGGGAGCTGGTTCTTCTCGCCCTGAGTCGACACGATGGTCCCGACCTCACGCACATCGGCGCCACGCATGCCGGCAATGCGTTCACGGAGTCCATCGTTAGAGATGGTAGCAAGGCCAGGATCTTCACGTCCACGGCCAGCGGCGCGCTCCGACAACTCTCGCTCCAGGCGTGCGACGCTGGACTGGCGGGCGCCGATGGCCAGGGCCGACAGGTTCTGCTTCAGGCTGGGGATGCCGCGCTTGAACGAGTTGACCAATCCCTCTGTCAGACTCATCCCGTCAACATCGTCATGCGCGATCTGGGCATTGTTGACGTCCGAGAGATACCGGGTGGTCGACGGGAAGCGCACGGCGAGGTCGTTGAAGTCGACCGTATTCAGCGCTGCAGTACGCTTCACCTCATCCGGGATGGACTTGGCAGTGTCCAGCGGCACTCCGGCGCGCTGAGCCAGGCGGCGGAACTCCGCCTCCTGGTCAGGCTGCGCGGCCACACCGACAGCCATGCTGGTGCGGACCTGTGTATCAGGCTTGCGTCCGGCGATATAGCGAGAAACCGCGCCAGCAGTATCGAGAGTATCTTCGTCCATCAGCGGAGCTTCAGTTGAAGGTATGCGCCCAGGATGTCGCCATCCGATGGGGATTGAACGCCGTTGGCCTTGAAGTCGGCCTTGAGCTTCTCTCGTACAGCTGGCGGGATGTCGCCCGCCTGCATGGTCAGGAGCCGTTCAGAGGAATCCGTCACGCCGCCGAAGAATCCAGTCGTACGGAATTGGACCTTCCTTGCGATCGCCTGATCAATGGTCTTGGCCATCATGGCGTCGTCGAACTTCTTTCCGGCCTGCTGTTGCTGCTGTAGCACGTAACTCTGAACCGCGTTGCGAATGGCACCCACCCGCTGCTGTCCAGCCTTGTCACGATCCGGAGGCGTCGGGTCGATGCCCATCTGGTTCAGTCTCGAGTTCAACGTCGAGTTCAGCGAAGCGAAGTCGACATCGCCAGGGCCGTTTCCACCCTTGCCGCTAATCAGTTGCCCGCGGCGCAGCGCCATCTGCTGTTGATCCGCCTGGGAGAGCTTGCGCGACTGCCAGTAGAACTCTGCGTCGGACATTCCCTTCAGCCACTTATCGTCCGTGGCCATCTTCTGGAACACGATCGGATCCGTCTGATCCTCTCCTTTGGCTACCCGCGCGCCGAAGTTCAGCAGGTCATCCACCTTCCCTGCCGGGACGGCATTGCGAACCGACGGCGGCAGAGCGTTCCACGAGCCGCCGTTTTGCGCCAAGCCTCGCTGCGCGGTGGCAAGCGCTTCATCCTCTCGCTGCTTGATCTCATCGGTCTGTTCCTTGAAGAGACGAGTCGATTCGTCTAGCGCGACCTTGATGCGCTCGGGGCGTTGGCCGACCAGGGTGCGGCGCACGTTGTCATGCACCTCCTTGAGGGTCGGACGCTGCGGGGCGCCGCCTCCGGCATCTAGCGCCGCCATGTTCTTGGCGACGTAGGCCTGGGTCTCCTGGGGAAGGAAGATCGTCCACTCCGGATCGCCCTGTTCCTTGGCGGTAGCCAGAGCCTCATCAACCCGGCCAGGGCCAGCGTTGTACGCAGCCCATGCCTTCGACATGTCACCGCCGTATCGCTTGATCATGGCGTTGAGGTAGTCACGTCCGACGCGCGCACGTTCGTCCGGGCTGTTGTCCTTGGCCGCCTTCACACCGAACCCAGGATCCAGGTTGGTGGAGTCCATGACCTGCATCTCGCCCTTGGCGCCGGCAGAGCTCGTGAGTAACTTCCCATCCGTGCCGTACCGACGACCACCGGACTCCGAAGCCATGGTGATGTTCATCACCCGGTCCAGGTCTGTTGGCTGCATGTTGGGCTGGATGGCTCCGATCACAGCGTGAGCCGCGGCAGTTCCTTCGACGGAATCCTCCTGTTTCTGGATCTGGTTGCTAAGCCGCAGGACGGCGGCCGGGTTCATCGCCTCGGCGTTCTTGTCGAGGTAGCCCTTTGCTGCCTTCCAGTTGTCGCCGGCCAGCAGCGTGTCAAGCACCGCCACGTGCGTCTTCTCGTCCTGATTTCGGATGGTCTGTGCGATCTCTTCTTCGCTGCGACCTTTGCTGCGGAGGTATCCGATCGTGCGCGCGGCGCCCGTGGCCATCTCCGCCTTCACTCGCGCTGGATCACCGGCGAACCGGGCTGCACGGTCATGAACGGACTGGATGTCGGCCTCAAACTGTCCTCGATCGTAGGTGTCCTTCTCGCGCTGAACGTGGCGATCAGTCCAGTCCAGAACCTGATTGCGGCGCGAAGCGGAGAGTTCACGGAAGGCGCGACGCTGGCGCTCAGAAGTGAGTCCTTCTCCGATCTTCGCGGACGCCTCGTCGAACGACTTGGGGATCGCCTCCTGCAGTCCAAACGAGTCCTGCCCCAATTTGTTGATGGCGCCGTTGTCCGGATCGTAGATTGCGGACCGTTCCCAATCGTCCAGCTGCCGACGCGCGCTGAACACAGCTTGGGCATCAGCCTCCTTCGCAAGCTGGTCGACGGCGCCGGCCACACTTCCAAGCGCCTGACCGATGCCACCGTCATTGACCGACGCGATAGAACGCTGCGATCGCGGCGCAGCGCGCGCGACGGTATCGAGGGATGGGAGGCGAGGCATCAGCGACGAGCCCTCACGTCAGAGCCGGCGGCGGAGAACTTCGCCCCACTGGCATCGTTGTTGTAGTTGTACTTCGCGCCACCACCGAACATCGAGGAGATGTCGCCGAAGCCCGTGAGGATGGAAGGGATCGCCTTGATGCGCGAAGCCCGCTTTGCGTTCTTCCCGCTTGCCCGCACAGCGCCGGCTTGCTGCTCATCAGAGCGAGCCTGCTCCTCGCCTTCGTACAGCGACGTCAGGGCGCGGTATTCGCCCTCGCCAGCGATGTCGCTGGCGAGCTTGACCATGGTTTCGTCGCCACCACCCCCTCCGCCCAGCGCCTGGAGTCGCGACAAAGCTAGTCTGGATTGACGGCGATCCTCAATGGACTGGCGTTGAGCCGTCGCGCGTGACTGTCCTGCCCGTTGCTCAAGCTGCGCGGCCTGATAGCCGGCGGACTTGTCTGCCGCATTGCCTTCAAGGATTGGCGCAACCGTCTGCAGAACGGTCGATGCGACCGGGAGAAAGGCAGCAAATTCAGCCATGGCGCCAGACCTCACTCGTGACTTGTTGGAAGCCCAGATGACTCAGGAGCCCAGGGGATGTTGGTTCACGGCTGTCGCAGATAGCGAACACCGGGCCTCGGCAGGCCGCCAGCAACTGACCGAAGGCGATGGCCAGCCGAGTCAGTGCCACCTTGTGCTTTCGGCTCTCGTCACGGATCTCGCTGAAGGCCTGCATTCCGTCTGCACCTTGGGCCAGCCCAGCGATTGCAGTCACTCGCCCATCTTGCTCAAGAACAACGGCTCGCATGGTCGACGGAACGCGTCCGTTGAACCAGACGGCGACGTCTTCTCTGGTCGCGAATCGGATCGTCATGAGTGGTTCGCCATGGTGATTACCGCCGAGGTGACCGTGGCCGGCCGAGGCGATGCTGCCCGCAGGAACAGGCGGGCGTCGTTGTCCCAAGAACCATCCATCGGGACGACGTCCTTGTCGTACTCGCTCCAGACCTGGTTGACGTCGATCTCAAATCCATCTTCAACCTGCGGCATATCGTTGAGCTCATCGAGCCGCTGGCCGAACTGGACCCCTTGCGCGTGTGTATCGACCAGCACCAGACCCAGCGCATTCAGCCGCTTGCTGGTATGCAGACCGGACTTCCCGGGTGGAACGACATAGGCCATCTTGGTCGACTTGAAGATCGCCTCATAGAAGAGGCCAACGCAGACGCTCGCGTAGGTTCCCGGCAAAGCGACGTTGCCGGAACCGTCAACGATGGCGGTGCCGACGTCGTTTCCATCCGCCCAGATGGTGACCTGACGGTTGATCAGGTGTGGCGCGCTCACCGAGGAACCAGAACCCATCACGAACGAGTCGGCGATCTTGTTGGTGACGCCGCCGCGGGCTTCGCTCTCCAGCGCCCACTTCTCGAGGTATCGGACGACAACACCCTGCACCTCGCGTCTGACGGCGTAGTAGACGGCATCCTCTTCCACGCCGGGGAGCACGGCCACGTCTTCGACAACGCCGTCTGTCTGGATCGTGACCCAGCACAGCAGGTTCTCCGTTCGGTCGATGATCAGGACCGCCACAGTGCCATCAGCCAGCCACACGTGCAGCCGGGTGTCGGGCTGGCGTTGGATCTTGATCCCCACGACACCTGCTGAGCACAGGTCCGGAACCAGAGCAGTAAGGTCGCTCTCGTCGTACTCGCGCGCGGAGTTGCCGTAGCTCATCTGATAGAGCCGGGACAGGCAGCGCTGGACGAAGATCCCACTACCGTCGATCTCCTGTGCCGGGATGGCTGCCGTTCCTTGGGTGCCGGTCTTCTTGGGCGTGAAGTTGGTCGGCGTCAGTGGTTCATCCAGCGCGGACGACCGGCAAGCCAACTCCATGCTGTCCGTCCCGGCCACGAGCCGATCCAGCGAGATCAGCCAGTTGATGCTGTCGACCGGCCCGAATCCGATGGATCTCGAGATGGGCCCGGCATCTCCTTCGAAGTCCGGATCGAACGACTCGAAAGCATCCGTCACCGATCCGTTGAACTTGTCCTTGCCGCACCACCACAGCCGTCCGTCATGGATGGCGACAGCAGACGGCCAGCCGCGGAAGTCCGACCACAGTCCCTCGGCCCAGGTGTCGGTGGCAGTCAGACCGCCGAGCGGACTCAGTACCTCAGCCGATACAGACGTCGGGCTGATGTACGCGGTGATCCTCACGACACCAGTGATCGAGCCGCTGGCGTAGCTCAACGTCGTCGTTGCGGTTCCGCTCGTGTAGTCACCCGTCTTGATGCCGACGCGGTAGTAGATGATCTGGTTGTCCAGTCCATCGTTGTACGACTTGCTGCCCACCCCGGTGTACGTCTCGCCGGGGACATCCTGCCAGGTTCCAGGAGACCCAACGGACCGTTGCAGCGTCAGGTTCGCGACAAACGTTCCAGAGTTGACGATCGAGAATGCGCGGGCGTCACCAACTCCGGTGATGCGGATCGGGTCGCCGAAGGTATTTGCCGCAGACAGCGATGTCGTCACGATCTGACCGACTGACGTTAGGGAGAAGAGCGCTCCAACGTGGCCGGGCGCGAACACATCCGACGACGCAGTAATTGAGATGTTGCCGCTCAGGCCGGTTGCCGTCAGCGTGGTCGGTGTGGTGTTCTGAACTCGGAACGGACCGTCGACCGGCTGGTAAAGCGTCACGGACCAAGAGCCATTCGATCGACGCTCGATCTTGCGTTGCTGGTATCCGCGGCACGCAAGGAAAATCACGTCACCCGACTGAATGGCCCGCAGGTACTGCAGGTCGGCGGCTGCATATGGGGTCGGTAGAGTCATCGCTCCAGCCGCCTCGATTGCAATGCTGTCAATCAGCACCTGACGCGACGTCCGGCTTCGGAACTGGAAGAAGAAGCTGGCCCCTGTGGTCGGGATCACAATGCTGTGCGTACCTGCGCCCAGCGTCGTGTCGCGCAAAAATTGAGTTCCGCCCGAAACGGATCCGGCCCGGATCGTTACCGAACCTCTCGTCACGACGATGCGGACCGCTTGGTCCCCGGCCGCTGCGACGACCTGCTGTTCACGGATGGCATAGTTGGTTCCGTCACCTGTGAGACCCATGAATCCGCCGGCCACCCAGATGGACGTCGCGCCAGCTTGGTCAAGGTCCGTCCACCCGGACAGGTCAGTGTTGAAAGTTCCGTTGGTGAAGGCTGAGCCGTTGGCAGGGCGAGTCACCAGAGCGTCGTCCTTCCAAACCCTCAGTTGCCCGGCCGACATCTCGATCAGGGCTGTGTCCTGCGCCGAGAAGATGAACTCGATCAGTTTTTCCTGGCCAGGGAAAGCGCCGAGGTAGCCGAGCCCCGGGCGAAGCATCATCGACCCCAGCGCGCGCGGCATCCAGTTGCGCTGGATTTCGGCGCTGAACTTCATCTTGTTCAGGTCGATGCGCGACAGAGCCAGCCGCGACACGACGCCGCGGTTGAACGCCAGGATCTCGTGGTCTCCTCTCATCGGTCACCCGCCCGGCGGTAGCGTTGACCACTGAAGCGAGACTTGACCCAGCTTCCAGGCGGCGGGAACTTGGTCGGCTCCTCCATCGCGTCGCGGGCCAGGGCGGCCTTCAGAACGATGCGATCGCGCTTGGCCTCGAGCTTGTCCTGCAGGTTGTCGTCCTGCGTCAGCGGCTTGGCTACCTTGGCAGCAAGATGGATCTCGACGAGCTCGATGAAGCTTTGCGGCCATAGCGAGAAGTCACCACCGCAGGACTCGTCATCCGACACGTACCGGACATACATCGTCTCCAGGTTGCCCCATAGGAACCCACCCTCTTCGCGATAGTCCAGGTACGGAACTTTCATGCTCTCGTCCTGAAACACACCGGCAAGACGCACCAGGTCATCCGGCAGGTTGAACGCGTACTGCAAGCCAGGGAACCCCGGCTCGACGCTGGGCGAGTAGTCCAGCTGGACGGAGCGCATGGCGAATTTCCACTGCCCCTTCTCCAGGCACCACTTCACCGCATCGTTATTCCAGGCCGTGTCCAGGTACCGGCGCGCGGCTTCGTTCACCGTCAGGTTGGCGATTGCGCGTTGGCCCAGGTGGTTGACCAGGGCGCCGTTGTAGAGCTGGATACGGCTGGTGGTCATGCTCAGTCCTTGGCCGCTTCAGCAGCTTTTTGAGCTTGGCCGGTCTGGTAAGGCATCCACTGCGCATAGGCCTCACCATCGGGCGGCATATCGCCTTCCTGAATGAGCAGGATGTTGAGTCTCGGCCACGCCCGGCCAATCGCGTCAACGACCAGCAGGTTGATCCGGTCGGCGCCGTGCACGCCAACGATGGTCGCGTCCAATGGCTGGAAGCCTTCACCATCGATATCAGGCAGAAGCGCCAGCGACCGGTAGCCCTGGCGCTCCGCTTCGCTCGGGCGGTACCAGATCTTGCGCCCGACAGTTGGATTGATCGTGGTCATGTCAGGCCTTCTCGTGTTCCGTGATCCAGGCGTTGGCCGTCTTCTTGTCGGAGAAGCCGTCCTTCAGGACCTCGCCGTCGGCCTTGCGAATAACGCGGTGCTTCTGATGCGGTCCGCCCCAGTTCACGACGTAGGCCGACTCCTTGCCAGAGTCGCCGGCAGGCTCGGTGGGAACCAGTTCCGTGAACTGAAGAACGTGGAACTTGGCGAAGTTTCGACCGCAGTCCTTCACCATCAGTTCGGCATACCAAGACTGGTCGGCCGGCGTGACTTCGAGGATGTCGCTCACGCGAAGCTGGGCCGCGATGTGCTGCGTTGCTTCCTCTTTCAGAACGTCTTCCAGTGTGCTTTCCGGCTCGACCGTCACGGAATAGCGCGTGCGCACACTATCTGCCAGAGAGAACTGCGAACGGGTGATGGGTTTCATGTGGACTCCAGTTGGAAAAAAGCCGACGCCTTCCTTGGATGGCGTCGGCGCGGGTGACCCACAAGGGATCAAGGAGGAGACATCAGTCGGTGTTCGTGGCCGCGCCGATGACGGTGCCGTCGCCAAGGTCCACGGAACCCGGCGAAACGGTGCCCACGGAGACCACGCGGTGATCGGTGATCACACCGGTGCCGGTCACGGTGACCTCGACCAGGTCACCCACCTTCATGCCCAGATCCAGGCCGTTGGTGATGTAGCCGGCAGTGTCGACCGTCGCCACGGTGTCGGCAGTGGAGTAGGTCCAGGTCTGGCCCGCTCCGTACAGTCCGCCGTTGGACTTGAGTCGCGGCGGGGTTGCGGTGGAATACGGCATTTCGTTCTCCTTGGGTCAGGCGGTCGCGGCGATGCCGGAACCGTCGTGGCGGATCGAGACTACGCCGCTGTTCTGCAGCAGCTTCGGTCCCATGTAGGCAGAGCAGCGGGCCCACGAGTAGTCCTGCTCCTCGTCGTATCCGACCGGCGACTGGATGCCCTTGACGTCCATGCCGTGGCCGATGGCCGACTTGTGGTAGACGAACAGGCGCTCGTTCGCGGTGCCGTTGCCCGGCAGGGCGGTGTGGACCATCCAAATCACGCCGGCCCAGCGGAAGCGGATGGGCGCGTCGACCAGCTTGGTGTCGTTGACGTAGTCCTTGGAGGTGACCTCCTTGACCTGCATCAGGTACGCCCAGGCCGCCGGAGTCAGCAGGCCGGAGATGTTGCCGTCGATGGGAACGTTGTTGTTGCCCAGGATGGCGATGGCTTGCAGCGCCTTGGCGATGCTCAGCGTTGTCGGCGCGACACCAGCGTACAGCGTGCCGGTGGCGAGTTCGCTGATGATCTGGTCGTCCACCTTGCGGTTGATGACGGCCATGGTCGTGTCCTGCATGGCGGCGCGCTGGTCGCCCTGGGACGCGAAGACGTTGTAGTTCGTCTTCTTGGCCAGGTCGTGCCACTCGGTCAGCGGGCAGGTGTACTGCGTGTTGTTGTCCGTGCGCGCCGGGATCAGGCCGTTCACGCCGCGCGTCACCGCGCTGGCGCCGCCGGAGTCGATCACGTCGAAGACGATGGAATTGCCCTTGATGACCCCTTCCGTGGTCACCGTCTGGCGGAGGAGGGATTGCCGACGCTCGAAGCCCTGGATGAGCTCCTGTCGGTACTGTGTCTGGAATGCGGTATCAGCCACGGTGTGGACTCCTTGAGATTGAGGTTTGCGCCTCGCTCGGGGTGTCTTGTGGCTGATCCGTCGGGGTGCCCTGAAGGGGCCGACTGACCCGCTTCAGGGCCTCGCTGCGGCAAATAGCTTTCAGCTATCGCAGCGAGTTTAGCGATAGCGTTGCACTATCGCAATCATTTCTTGAGGCGCTCCTTCGCACCCAGCAGTTCGCGGTAGCGCTTCTGCTGCGCTTCGTCCTTCCAGTAGGCGGGGTTCCGCGTCCCATCCGCTTGGTACTGCATGGCTTCAATCTTCGCGATCTCCTGATCGACGGACTCCAGGCGGTCGCCGCCGGCCGGGGTGACGGTGCCGCCCGTGAAGCCCATCTCGCGCGCATGCCCGGCCAGCCACTTCACGACGGCCGGGTTGTTCATGAGCGCGCGGCCATCGGGACCACGGGCATGACTGATCGCCTCAGCGATGTCGTTGCCGGCGTTGCTCAGCAGGGAGCGGATGCCATCGACGTTCTTGCGGTACTCGCCGCCCCAGTCCTGCCGGAGCGTGTCTTCGACCTCGGTCTTGTTGGCCTCGTCCATCTCCTGACGCTGGATGGCCGCCGCCTCGGTCATCTTGAGGTAGGTCTCGACGCCAGCCTTGACCATCGCAGGCGAGGCGTTCTGTCCATGCATCGCTGCGACGAACTGGTCCACGAGGGGCTTGTCGTCGTCCCCGATCACCAGGCCGTTGTCGAACTTGAGTTCGTAGCCTTCCGGCTTTTCCGGGATGCCCTGCTCTTGGCGCCACGCGGCCAGTTCTTCCGGCGTCGCGTCCTTCTTCAGCAACGAACGGAGCTCACCTTTGCTGATCTTGAGGTTGAGTTCACGAAGAGCCTTGCCGGCCGCAGCCGGGTCGGTGTAGCGCTCGAAGAGCTTCTGCGCCTTTTCGTCGTCGCCGGCCATCTGCTTGCGCCAGTCTTCCGGCCAGGTCTGCTTCGGCGGTTCGGGCGGATTGGCGGGCGGGCTCGGCGGAGCGCCTGCAGGCGGTTCATTCGCGGGCGGGTTGCTCGGCGGTGTACCGGTTGGCGGCGGCGGGTTGCCAGCGCCGGCCGGCGGCTCACCACCTCCAGGCGGCGGGTTGCCGTTGTTCTCCTCCTGGTAGACGGCGCGACGGATCAGGTGATGGATGAGCATGGGTTCTCCTTAGTGCTGTTCGTCAACGATGTAGTCGCCGATCAGCGCCACATGCTGGTTCTCACGGTCGAAGTGGATCTGGAACATCATGGGGAGCACGAACTGCGCGTGTCGCTCCATGTTGGTCAGACGCGTGCGGAAGGCCTCGATCAGGTTGTCGAAGTCAGGGGATCGGATGTCTCCGTCCCATTCGGATTCGACTCTGATGGCCTGTAGGGTGGTTGTCATTGCCGGGTGTCCTTTCATGGCGCGGCGTTGATGAGGCCCTTGCGGGCAGTGGTTACTTCTTGGCTTCGAGCATCGCCCTGACATTGACCTTCAGGAGCTTGACGATCTGAGTCCCGACGCTTCGCTTCCCAGCGAGGAAGTCGGATACATCCGCCTGGCCTGGAACGAAGGTCTCGTCATAGGTCATGGCTGCCATGTTGATGATCCAGTCCAGCGCGCGGCGCTGCTGTTCTGGTGAAGCGTCACCACGGGCTATGGCTTGGATCGCGGAGGCGTCCCCGTTCTCCCACACGGCGGGGTGCCAGGGCTGGCGCGGCGCCTTCGGCTTTGTCTGGCGCTCGCTCATTCCTCGAGCTCCAGCGTGTCGATGCCATTGCCGCAGTTGGCATCAAGCGCACACGCAACCTCAACGGCGCGGCGCGCATCGTGGCCCAGATACATCGCAGCCAGCGCGTAGTCGCGACCGCACCCAGTGGCGAAGAATCGGTCTTCGACGCGCCCCGGGAACGGTCCTTTGCTGTACGTGAAGAGCCCTTTCTTGTTGATCTCCCACATGACGCTGTCAGTGGTCTTCATCAGTTCCGGGTACTCATGAGGGTTCCTGGCAGCACGGAGCCATGCAAGCCCGGCCATCAATGCCGCTTCGTCGCCTGCCATTGCCACAATGGCGTCACCCACACGTTGGATCTTGGTCACCGTTGAGCGAAACCCAGCGAGCGTCGCAGCCTTGTCGGCGGCCAGCGTCTTACCATCCCATGCAATGCACGTCATGCAGCCACCTCATTCAGGTCCTTCGCCACGGTGGCGCCCTGCTGGAGAGCGGCCAGAGCCTGCTCTTGTTGAGCCATCGCGGCTTGCTGGTCGGAGATCGCCTGGACTTGCTCAACCGAGCGCGTCCACTTGACCGGAACGCCGATGCCTTCGAGCGTGTCGCGCAGCGCTGCCTTGGCGTCCATCACATTGGCCGAGCCCGGATCCAGCGCCACGGCCTGGGCGATGATCTGGCTGGCTTCGGCAAAAGTCTGGCCCTTCTGCTTCTCGACAGCGTCGCGCAGCGGGCTGACGAACTTGAACTGGACCTCGGCCTCGCTTAGTTCCTCGGGGATCTCATCGACCGATCCGAATGCTCCAGCGTGCAGCATCACGTCGAAGGTCCGCTCGCACAGGCCGCCGTTGTAGTCTGTCTCCACGGGCTCAAAGAGAGGCAGGGCGTTGCGGATGTACTCCTGCACCCGCTGGCCGACCTCGTAGGCGGTCATCTCCGGGCCACGGATCGGCAGATCCAGCTTGTCCAGGAAGAACGCCTGGCGCAGCATCGCGCGTGTGTCGTTGGTCATGTCCAAGCCGAGCGGCAGCCCAGTCTTATCGATTCCCAGCGGGCGAAGCACCTCGCCAAGTCGTTCGTCGTACTGCTGGTCTACCCAGGTGATGCCGCCAGCGTAGAGACTGATGTCACCGCGGATCGCATCCGATGTCGCGATCATCGGTGGGTTCACAGCCTTCTCGCCAGCCTCCAGCAGAGTGAGAGTCATTGCCTGCAGTAGACGAGCATCAGGCAGCGCGCACACGGTTGCTGCGCTGTAGGCGTACTGGGAGCCGGATACGGTCTGCCAGCGTGGGATCACGTACGGATTGACCCGGACGCCGGAGACCTCGATCTCAACTCCGTCCTCAACGTTGATGAAGATCGAAACCAGCTTCGTGCGGAACTTCTGCTCGCCCTTGTACTGGTTGGTCGGGATAACGACATGGCGGATCTCAACTTCGCAGTGCGGGTCCTTCTCATACCGGCGCTTCATCTCGGCGCCGACGGCCTTCTCTCCGAATGTCTGAATCAGCGTGGATACCGTGGGACGCCACTTGCGATGCACCGTCTCGACCTGCCCATCCATGCCTTCCGTCCACACCACGTCGCGAAGGTGCCAGCAGCGATAGAGCAGTCCAGTCCGGTCCGGACGGATGTCGACGGTGATCACGCATTGGCCGAAGGCCGCGAAGTCGTGATCGCCCTCCTTCGTTGCCCGGACGAACTGCGAGGCCCGTTCGTACATCGCGCGCTTCTGCTTCTTTGAGGCCCACTCCAGCCATGCCTTCGCATCGTGACTGTCGACCCCATCAACCGCCATGTAGAACCACTCCTTGTCCGATGGACGGAGGATGGAGGAGAACGAATTTCCCAGGTCGCGACGGACCATCAGCGGATAGCTGGTCGTCAGGTGGGCGGCGAACTCATCCCCTAGATAGCGCTTCGTTGTGAAGTCGGCGCGCTCGACATAGAAGTTGTCCGCGAGCTCCTGCCACAGCGAGTCCAGCGACGCACGCCGACCCCAGAGGTTGGTGCCTTGACTGATGAGTTCGGTGACGTGAGATTGCATGATCAACCACCCAACCGGTCGCCGCCGCTGAGGATGGTTGACGCTCGTCCCGATCTCGCCTGGATCTCAGCAATCTGGCGCTTCTTGGCCTGCTGAACCGCATCGTCATCAGGAGTCGGCATCACGGTTGGCGCCACAGGCTTCGGCAGGTTTTGCTTCACCAGCCCAGCGAGGCCCGATGAGGCGGCAGAACCCAAAGCACCCCCAATGGCGGTGCCAGCAGGGCCGCCAAAGAACGTGCCGGCCAGCGTCGCGATCGGCGCGACGAATTTCGTCAACTTGCCCATTTCATTTTCTCCTTCGTGCCGCTTGATGCCCCATGACGACGCCGGGCCTTCCGCCCCTGCGCCCTTGGCCTGCAACCCAGTTGTTCCAGTCGGTGGCCGCCTTCGCGCCTGCATACCAGGACATGACGACAGCGTCGCCGCGGTCTGTTGAACGACCCAAGCGCTTCACCACGTCCTCTTTCGACTCCAGGTGCAGGACGTTGGACTGCACCCAGTACGTGGGAGCGGTGAGGTCCGACATCAGGAGCCGGTCATCCGGCAGGAAGATCGGCGAGCCGCCCGGCTGGTCAGGGTTCAGTGCCTCACGGAACTGCCAATAGGCCTGGGTACGGATGTTGGCGAACTTCCAAAGGTTGTCCGCCGTCCTGCGCTCGCTAGCCTTGACGCCCATGTAGGGAACGATGTTCTGGACACCGTTGCCGCGGAGGTGTCCGTATCCGTCTGCCCCGTAGCCGCCGCCGACGTCGAGGACGATCGTGCAGTTGTCGCGCCGCTTGGCCAGAACCATCGCGGCGACCTCATTGCCGGTCGGCGTGTCGGTGCCAGGCTTCGACACCAGCGGAGCGAACCATCCGTCATGCCGGGCGGCGAGGACGCTGCTGTCCGATCCACCTTGAGCCACGTCGCATCCGATGCTGCACATCGGCACGCCGGCCGGCGGCACCGGGCCCCAGCGCTCCTGCGCCTGCTTCACCCATTCGGTCGGAATCGCCTGCCATGGGTCATCCTCGAGTCCGCCCGTGAAGTCGCCAAGGGCGTAGGCCTTGCGGTTCTCCTTGCTCTGGTTCATCAGGGCCGAGCCGTAGTTGCTCTCCGCGAGGTCCGGGTTGTCCACCAGCTTCGACCGGATGAACGTGCGGCTGCTGGCGCGCACCGTGCGCCCGAGGACCTGATACGGACCAGGGCCATCAACCTCTTGTTCGTCACCATTGCCATCGACGAGATACCAGCGGATCTCTCCGGACTGAGCCGGGTTCGGGTGGGTCGGGTCAAGCCATGCGGCCCATCGCCCAACCACCCACAGGCCAGCAGCCGAGCTCGGCCCGTTGGACGACGCAACGACGCGGCAACGCTGTCCGCGCTTGGTCGTGCGGTTCCACTGCTTGATGAACATGTACTGGCTCTCGGTGAAATCCGTGAGCTCATCGAAGCCGATCAAATCGTGAGGCGAGCCCTTGTACTTCTGCTTGTCATCCTCGTGCTGGCATCCGCCGTGGTCGATCAGACGCGAGTCAGGGAATCGCCACTGGTCATCCTTGCCGTTGTAGCAGTCGCGAGACCCGACGATGTCCTCGATCTCGCCGACGAACTTCGTTGCCTCTTTGCCGGTCCGGCGCAGGAGCAACGAACGGTCGTGAGCAGTGAGCGCAAGGCCGATCAGAACCTGAGACTTGCCGCCCCCAGGCTCTCCGCCAAACAGAGTTTCATCGGCCTCGCAGTAGTAGCACTCGGTCTGGGGACCAGGGTTCGGCACCCAGACCAGTTCCTTCGTCGCCTCCAACGCCTCGCGCTCCACGATCGCCCGCTCTTCAGCGGGCAGACCGCGGAGGGCTGCGAGGACGTCGGCCAGCTGCATGCTCAGACCGTGTAGTTCAGCGGGATCAGGTCGTACCAGATCCGAACCCACAGAGGCGACGTGCCGGTCGTGAGACCCGATGCCAGGATGTGAATCACCACTGGTGCGTTGATCGGCGCGTAGTCACCGGCCGTCGCGCCAGTCGACCCTGGCATGCCCGCGACGCGGTTCTGGTCAGTCGCCTGATCCAGGAAACCGGTCGTCTCGATCACACTCGACACCTGGGCACCGGCGGCGCCGGTGTACTTCAGCACTAGGTCAGCGCCAGCCGCAACGCCAGCGTAGGCGGTGCCAGCAGGCTTGTAGATGGCCCAGCGTGTGACGACCGTCGCGATTCCCGCGTCCGGGGCCGGTAGCAGCGCGATTGGCGTGGCATTCAGCGCCAGCAGCTGGGCTGAGGTCAGTTGGATCGTGCGCGAGAGGCCGAGCAGCGTCTGGTGGTTGGTCGGCGCCACATGGTTGATGACCAACCCGGCCGAGATCCCGGGGCCTGCGGCGGCAAGGCCGACGCGGCGTCCGTGGAGGGAAACTCCGATGTCTTGAGGCATATTGAACTCCTGCTGTTGCGTAGTGGTGGAGATGCGCAGAACCGCTGCGCGGCGGATTTCATGTCAGCTTTCGAAGCTCGATGTCGCTGAACTCAACCTGAATCTGTGTCCCGCTCTTGACCGCGAAGCTAAGGCCGACGAGCAAGTTGGTGTTGGCGCTAGGGACGGTCCAGGGGAAGGTCTTGCGGTTGGCTTGCAGGCCCAGCGGCATGACCGGCGTCGCATCCGTGGATCCACCCGCGCCATTCGTCGCTCCCGCGGTCCAAAACCTGGATCCACTGTCCTTGTTGATCAGTAGGCGTCCGATCAGCACTTGAGGCGAAGTGCTCGAACCGCCTGCGTTCTGGCTGACGAAGTCGAAGTTCGCAAATGCCTGCACCACATCACCAGACGCGACCAGAGTAGCCAGGCCTGCCGTGTCGATGTTCTGCATCGTGATCGTGGCGTCAGCTGCTGCTGCATTGGTCACCATGCGCCATCGCGTCGCTCCGACCTTGCTGATGGTCGCCGTGATGTTGGCGCCGACGCCAACGATCTGCAGGTTCCATCCTGCTGGCACGTTGCCGCTCACGGCACTACCGGATGCCGGCGACGTCGTTCCACCAGAAGCGGAGTTGAGAGTCGGGAGCAGGTTGGCGCCAAGCGTCCGGTACTTCGTGAGCGTGATGCGGTCCAAGATCGCGTCGGCCAACGCATAACCGGCGATGCGCGCACCCTTGGCTTGGTAGTGAATGCCGTCGGTGGCATTCACGGATCCTGTCTTGGCATCGCGATCGGTGGAACTTCCACTCACCAGCGGGTTGTACAGGTCCACGAACAGGACGTTCTTGTAGCCAGCCGCGATATCGGCATAGGCGCGGTTCAAGCGCGGGATATCACCAGAGCGCCACTTCGTGTTCGTGGTCAGTGACGAGATCACCGGCTGCTCCGATTGCAGGATGACCAAGTCCTTCTGTGGTGCCAGCGCGGCAATCAGTTCGGCCATGTCGGCAGCGGTAGCGATCCAACTCTGATTCGACCCGGTCGTGCCGAGTTGCGTGTTCAGGCTGTTCGTTCCGGCCTTCACGATCACGGTGCGTGCCGGGCTTGCCAGAGCCTGCGGCAACTGCTCGTTGATGATTTCCCGGACGGTCTTCCCGCCCACCGCGAACAGTCCGATCACATCGAGCGGCACATCGAGCCGATCGTTGGCATACAGCAGATGCGAATCGGAGAAGCACCCGCCCCAGTTCGCTTGGTCGCCGTCGTTGTTGCCATTGCGCAGGAGCGAGTCGCCGATGATCGCTGTGCTCGACAGCGCGGAGATCTTCGGTGCCGTCAGGGCTTGGCCATCGGATCCGTACAGGATCTTTGAGACCGGATCCTGCTCAACGAGAACACGCGTCGAGCCATCCAACTTGTTCAGTACGACCGAACCCCTGTCATCCAGACCCATTTCGCGGCCATGGACAGAGGTGAGGATTTGCCCGACGCTCATGGTGTGCCTTTCAGTACAGCGTCTCTTGCTGCTCGGTGTTGATGGAGACCGAAGACGAAGCGCCGGTAACGCTTGATCGAAGGCGGACGTACTTACCTGCAGGGATGTCGCGGCAGATCGTCCAGTTGTTGCCCTGCACCTGGTTCAACACAACAGCCAGCGTGATCGTGTTGCTGTAGGACTGACGAGCCTTGGTGGTCCAGTCGCCAGGTGTCGTGCTGTTGGTGTCAGCGGTCTCCAGCACCACGGTTCCGGATGCAGGGCCGCCAATGGTTGAGGTGGTTGCGAACGAGCCCTCATAGCAGGCTCGGGCGTTCCGAGTGGCGCTGATCTGGTATCCGGTCGAACTGGTCGACGTCACCAACGCGCGACCTGGGCTGTCATTGATGACCGGTGCCAGTACCGTTGGAATGGTCGGGAACGGGAAGACGGACCCATCGCCTCGGAGGTATTGCGAGGTGGTTCCTCCTGGCTGATTGAACTTGCCGGCTAAGGCGGCCACGAGTCCAGTCACGTTGGCCTGCGGAACGGAGCCAACACGGAGCTGACCGCTCGCGAACAGCAACGTCGAGTCGATCGTGTAGACCTGGGGCTGCATAGTTGCGGCCTCGTACACGATGACACCGCTCGCTCCCATACACCCGGCCGGGACGGCAACGAGCCGCGGCACCTCACTGCCCCAAAGGTCCAACTGACGGATCACGAGATCGCAGTTCGCGGCCTTCGCGCTTGAACAGAGCAGCAGAGCGGCAACGAGGAGCATGAGCTTCTTCATGATTTCTCCGTCAAGCGTTGTCGCTGGCGCTCAGCGTCAGCTGCATGTCTTGAATCGTCGGGAGCTCGGTGCCGTTGGTCATCCGCATCGTGATCGTCAGACGCATGGCGTTGCTGTCCATGTTCTGGACCGTGACCGGCGCAGGGAACGCCGTCAGAGACGCTCCGGTGAATCCGCCCGCCGTGTCCGCCGATCCCATCTTCTGGATCGTCGTGGCGCTGATGCGCTTGAACACGAACATGGATCCGAAGGACTGATTGCCGCCAGCCAGCGCCGTGATCTGACCGATGGCGGCGTCTGCTACGGTTCCAGTCGAGCCCCAGAGAAGGCGGATCGTGCAGGTATCAGAGACACCGTTCTTCGAGGCCGTCAGCAGCAGCTTCAGCTTGTCGTAGTTGGCCAGCAGGCCGGCAGGGATGACGACGCTGGTCGGTGTGACGATGTTCTCCGCCGTGTTGGCGATGCCATCGTTGGCGGTGTCGATTCCGTCGATCACCACCTCGCCGTTAAGCGGCTTCCAGCGGACGCCGTTGGAGATGAACAGCGCGCCGCCGCCGGTACCGCTCTGTCCCGCAGAGACGTCGGTGATGCGAATGATCTGCCCGGACGAACTCGCCGCGGCAGGCTTGGCGGCCCATGTGTAGGCAGGGAACGCGATGGGGCTGGAGCCACTGGCCAGCGAGGTAGGGTTCTGCATTCCCATGGCTCAGGCCCACCAGCAGATGACCGGAGCCGCCGAAGTGGCGGATCGGACGTTGACGCTCTGCCCCGGCACCAAGCCCGTCTCGAAGGTCAACGAGCCTCCCGGCGCCAGTTCGTAGGCCGTTCCTGGCACCGCCGCCGCTCCGAACGCCACGTAAAGCGGCCCTGGCCCTGTCGTAGGGTTCTCGATGAACAGATACTGCCGTTGCGCCGCAGCCAGCAGCACGTTGCTCGACCCTCCGGTCGTCACCGTCCCACTCGCGTTCGTGAGGTTCCCAGAGTTCGTGCTCATTGCCCACCCTTCCCGGCCGTCAGGCCCTTGTGCAGTGCGAACGCCAGGCGGCGTGCGATTTCGTTGTCGGACTTACCAGCGAACGGATCAGCCTTCTCGCGCTCCTCCGTTTCAACCGACTTCACCCCATAGGCCTCTCGTTCAAGCGCAATCAGGACCTTCAGCACATCGCCGAGGTCCTTGAGGGTCTTGCTTCGGTTGGGGAGGCTGAGAACCTTCTGATAGGCGTCGTTCAGTCGGTCGACGCCGTTCTCGTCTTCCTTGCGGAGCAGCTCACCAATCTGCTCAAGCTCTGGAAACTTCTCCAGTTGCTCTTCCAGTTCGCCGAGCATCCGCATGCCAAGCCGCCTGTATCGGGCGATGTCTTCGCGTTGGGTGATCAGGATGGATGCCACCACCGACGATGCCGCCTCCACGATGGCGTCCTCAGTTGCCGCGGCAACCCGCCCGGCAACCGATTCGGCAACTCCTGGCAACGCGTTGGCAACTTTCGCCTTGGCGGCGGCCATCACGCGGTCCTTCAGATCGCGAGACCATCCCTTGGCTTTGGCACGCTTCTGGATCGCCGTATGGCTGATCCCGTGACCCTCAGCGATCTCACGGACTGATAGAACACCGGCGCGATAGTCGGCCTCGATCCGCTCCCAGTCAGGAGGGGTTCGCTTGGTGTTCGGTTGATCTGCCTCGGTGCCCACGAATCCAGCCTCCCGGCTGATTGACATGGGCTAAGAGTCTATCTGAGGCGATTGAATTTGCCTATCAGGCATTGAAGGTGAAGCCCGCCGAGCTTGAGTGCTGGGCGGGCTTCTGGGGCGCAGCGGGAGGCTGGCAGGGACGGGGGATGGTTGAGGGGGCGGGACTGTCCATCCCCGCGACCTCGCGGTTTGACCCGCGCGCTCTATCTAGGTTCTGAGCTACACCCTCATCACAGCGGGCGGGACCGTCACCCCCCGCGCGGCCTCCATCGAATGAGGCCCCTCCTGCCATGCTCCCGGGATTTCTCCCCGCCTGGGCATGAACATGCTGTCTTCCCGAGGTCGCAATCCCTCGTGTATCGGCTGTTTTGCGCGTCTCCGGCGTGACCAACAGGCCACTTCCGCGCTTCCGCTGTGATGAGGATCCAGGTCTACCCTGGCGGGTATGATGCCATGCTCGGCGAGGCGTCTCCCCTACTGCTGGTTGTCATGGCCCGGGTAAGCCGCTTCGCCGGGCGCTCGGTGTGTGTCTGTGCTGACGGGTGGGACTCGAACCCACATCCTGTGGCCCTTGCCGACCGCGACCACCGAAGTGATGGAGTCGGTTCGCGCTACCGCTGTCCCAGATCAAGCTACTGCGTCAGCGGGGTCAATTCTGGCGGAAGTAGTCGCTAATGCCAAGTCTTTCACGGATCTGGTTCTGCGTCCTAACGAACCACGCGAACGACAGGGCCGCGTCTTCGCTACGAGTTGTGGTCAGAACCAGTTCGTCGCTCGGCCCCATGACCCCAGCCGGGATCTTGACTTGCGTAATGCGCCGCCAGACTCGTCGCTTTCGACGGATCAGCTTCTGCTTGGCGTAGAACCTGGCTCTCTTGCTCTGCTTGCGGCTCATGACTTGAACTCCCGATGCACTGCCTGGGCCACGATGTACCCGCCGTCACCCCGATCCACGACAGCGCACGGGACGTCGGTCTTCATCGTCAGCATGGTCCCTTCCTGGACAAGGCTGCATGGCACGCCCATGTGGAAGCAGATCGCCAATTTGTCGCGCTCCGTCATCTCGGCGACAGGCGTGCCGAGCTTTGGCAGGCGGGTGAAGCGCTCGCGGAGGTCGTCGATTTTCATGGCAGCCTCTTTGTCCACGAACGCTACGCCCTCCTGCTCCATCAACTGGTCGTAGGCTGCCTTGTTGCGCATGACCTCCGGGTCCAAGCGCATTTCATCCCACTCGCGGTGACAGAAAACACGGATGAATTGACCACCCCTGCGGCTAAAGTCTTCACCCCACTCCATGCGCTCCACCGGCTTGTTGCAGACAGCGCAACGGACCCTGGGTAACTGGTCTCTGATCACAACTCCACCTCCTCGCCCAGCTTCGATGCGACGAAGGCGCGCATGGCGGCGATCAGAAGCGTTGGTCCCAAGTACCACCCGATGCCGTGGCCAATGAACGTGGCGCTCCAGTCGTCGCTCTTGCCCATCTCTTCGAGGAGACGATCCGGCGCTTGACAGCAGAATGTGCGGCTGCGCTCGATGATCGGGCCGCCCTAATGCCAGAAGCGAGAGGGTGCCCATTCATTCGTGAGAGTGGATATTCCGACACCAGCCGCACCGAGCTTGCCGCTTTCGGTCTTGAACAAAACGGGACCACCGATCCCAGCGACCGCGTTTCCTATGTCCTCAAAGTCTGATGTTTCCAGGTAGCCCTCCGCCTTCGCTACCGCCGCATCCAGCAGCGCGCCTTCGAGTTCTGAGGTCTTGTACTTCATTCGTCTTCGTCCTCAGCTTGCTTCACCAGCGCCGGCGCATAGGTGACGGTCGACGGCTCTTTGAGCTGGTACTTCCCGCATTTCGCGCACGGTGGATTCCACTTCAATGATCGGTCACCCGGCACGCTGTTCACCGGGAATTCGATCGGGTCGTTCCATTCTCCATAGACCTGGGCAACCTGAAGGCTGTCGCAGCCTGGGCAACGCCATTTTATGTCTGTCACCAATCCCATGATCTAGCTCTCCTGTTCCGCCTCAGGCGGCGTCTTGAATGGTTGAGTCGTTCGCCGCGGCCTTTTCCAGCGCACGGGCCTTGAGTCGGTAGGTGTCGCGGATCTCACGCAGCATCTCGCGCGTCCACTTCACGACCTCGTTGTTGCATTCGAGCGCCTCAACGCGCGCGAGCCCGATCCGCCGGATCAGTCCGATGCGATACGCGACGGCGTTTCCGGCCTTATCCCGGTTCTCCGACACGCTCTGCGCGTGGCAGTTGTCCTCGTTGAACCGAAGGTGGTCCGCGCTGCCGGTGCTGCGGTAGTGGCCGGCGTCGACCTTGCTGCCGGTGATACCGGCGGTTCCCCAGTCCAGCGGCCTCCCGCTGCTGATGCAAGCGTGGCCGGCGGCGCGATCGCGAGCACGGATGAACGCGTTGAAAGCCTGCTGCGCCTCCTTCTTCAGCTGCGGGATGGTTTTCAGCGCTTCCAGCTGAGCACGGGTCTGCTTGCGATCATCGCGCGCGGCCGTCGCTTCCTTCTTCGCCAACTGCAATCGGCTCATCTTCATCGCACACGCCGGCCCGCAGGCCTTCTGCATCGGACGAACCGGCATGAACTCATCCCCGCAGCCTCCCTTGGTCTTGGGGCAGGTCCTGAGCTTGGGCTTCTTCTCCCGGGGCTGGGACTTTCTGAGGATCGGTGATCGCTTCACGCCATTTCCGTTTCACGTCCAAGACTGGTCTTCGACCACTTCACGCCCCGGTGGTTACCCTCGGCGTGGACGAACTCAATGAAGCCGCGCGCCATGCGCTTGGTGAAGCGCTTGGACTCGACTCCGGTGATCAGAGCCCCAGACCCATCCAGGGTGGGGACCATCCTCGGCGCCCGGGTTCGCCAGTCATCAACGAACTCCGGGTCATCCTTGGTGCCGTCGTAGAAGGCCTGGAGCAGGGCTCGCTTCCAGGCTTCCTCGTCGTGCTTCTCTCCACCAAGCAGACAGTCACGGGCGAGGTCTCGGAAGCAGGCGTGATACAGCCGCTCCTGCTCCCTACTCTTGGCGATCACGATCTCGAGGATCAAGGACCCGCTCTTGTTGATAAGCATGCCCTTTGCCCAACGCCAGGCGCGCTGGATTTGGGCATGGGCTTGCACCGCGTTGTGCAGGTCAGCGATGAATCGGTCTTCGCTCATGTCGCCAAACCCTGCATCGCTTCAGACGCACTCAGACCGCGCCTGATCCTGTCGTACACCACGCAGAGGTGAAGCGTCGACTGGATCTTCATCGTCCGCCTGATGTGCCCCATCTTGTTGCGATAGCTGCGGTAGTTCATGTGCAACGCATCGGCAGCGCTCTGCCCGTCGCCGAAGCCCAAGGTGGCCTCAATCAAGGCGCCTTCTTTTGGCTTGATGCCAAGTCTTGCCGACACTTCGTCGTTCGTCATTGTTGGGCCCTCTTGTGGCGATCCCATGCAATCACGACTTGCATCGTGAAGCGGCGACCGGACTTGATGCGTGCATGGCGGATCTGCTCCCAGACAGTGCTGGTGCTGACTCCCATTCGATCGGCAACCAACTTGACGCAACCGAGTTCGGCGAATAGTTCAAGCGATTCAGCTTGGCGCTTGCCGAGATTCCATTCGCTGGGGTGCTTCATAGATCGTCCTCTGGATTGAAGTCGAAGTCGCGTGCCGCACCGTGGCCGGTGGAGATCCAGCCGGCGGCGGGGATGTGCGGGCGCTGCGGGAAGTAGCCCAGGATCGGCGCGGCGCGACCGCGGGCTTCCAGGGCGACGAGTTCGGTGTAGACCTCCTCGCGGTCGAGCTGGGTCTTCTCGACCAGCATGGCGACGGAGAGAGGCTCGCGCGCGGCGATCAGCGCGGACTGGACGACGTTCATGCGGTCGCTCCTTCGGATGCCGGCGCACCGGCGGGTTTCGGCGCCAGTCCGGCAGCGCTGGCGGCCAGCTTCGCGCGGGACGCCGCGAGGGCTTCGCGCACAGCTTCGGATGGAGGCTCAGGCTCTCGCGCGGCCTGCTCGCGGAGACGCTGCTGCGTGGCCTCGACGGCTCGCTCTGCCCGGTCGGTCGGCGTCAACTTCCGCGACTCCGCGGCGAGCCTCTCGACGATGCCGCTGAGGTAGGGCTTCGCATCGCCGGGCTCGCGCCGGACCTTGATGGCCTCGCGCAGGGCCTGCTCGATAACCGCTGGATTCTCCTTCGCCAGGGTGTTGACGTAGCTGTGGGCGTCCTTGGCCGTGCAGCCTCCGGCGATCAGCCAGTCCTTGGCGTCACGCCACAGGGCCTTCTTCGATTCGTCCCGGGCTGTTGGGTCCGAGGCCGAGTTATCCACAGCCGGAGCCGCGCCAGCGGATCCCGCTACGTCAGTAGCGGAATACTCATTCCCTTCTCTTCCCTTCTCTTCTCTTACCTTCCCTTGCGATCCCGACGGGACAACATTGGGAGTCCCGTCGGGATGCTGATCGGACTGCATCGGGTGTCCCGAATGCTTCCGCTTTGTCAGTGCGCGGGAGTGCGAGTTGAGGGGGCGAAGCAGGTCCTTGGCCGCGGCGATCTGCGCCTCGATGGGAGCCGCATCGAAGGTTCCGCCCCAGCGCTTCGCGTTGCCGTTGCCGCTGCTGATGGCCCGGCCCAGCTTGTCGATCCAGCATTCGAGCGCCTTCTCAGCGACGACTGGGTGATAGAGGCGACCATCGTTGCAGCGAACGAAGCCGCGCAGCGCGCCTTCTCGCACCTTGGTCCAGGCCTTGTCGATCTTGCCCCGCAGCGCGTAGCCGGCGGTCTTCGCGATCCAGCCGTCGTTATCGGGGATCGAGCCGGCCGGCACCTGGTGCCACGCGGCGCACCACAGCAGGAACGCGGCCCAGCAGGTCTCGTGCGTTTCGTCCGATGCCAGCCCGGAGTCGCGCACGCGCGCTACGTCCACCAGCATCGAGGGGTAGTCCCGCAGGTCGCAATCCAGCGGGGTGAGAGGTACTGCGGTCACGTTCAGGCGGCCTCGACCATCACGGGCGCGTTGGCCGCCGCGCGCTTCACGATCACGAACCGGACCAGGCCGTCGTCACCGGTGAGCCGCTGCAGCACCTCGCCCTCCATCAGGTGGGATGCCCCGGACTCCGTGATCCGGCGCCACGGGCAGGTGCTGACCTTCAGCGCTTCGAGCTCGCCATAGGTCAGACCCTTCCCTCCCCGCTTGCGGATGGCTTGGATGAGTTTCTTGGCTTGGGTCATGCTGCGTCTCCGAAAAGATCCTGCTGGGCGGAATCGATGGCAGCGTCGTTGGCGGCTTCCTCGGCCATGCGCGTCGCCGCTTCGATCCGAGCCTGGGCGATGTGCCAGTAATCGACCTCGCGCTCGATGCCGATGAAGCCGAGTCCTTCGAGTACTGCGGCGCGCCCGGTGCTGCCGCTGCCCATGAACGGGTCGAGCACGACACCGCCGGGCGGCGTGACCAGTCGCACGAGGTAGCGCATCAGGTCCGTGGGCTTCACGGTCGGGTGGTGGTTGCCGTTGCGGGCCGGCCAGTCGGCGGTCTCGCAGTCGCGCGGTGTCGCGTCGGTCGCGACAGCCGGCGCCTCACCGCCGCCCACGCCGTCGTTGCGATCGGCGCGGCTGGCCTTGGCGCAGTAGAAGAAGCGCGCGGCACTGCCGCCGGCATCGCGCGGCTCTTGGCCGCCAGACCTGCGCGCCATGGCGCCGTAGGTGTTCTGCGTCTTCCTGCTGCTGCTGCTTGCCTTCGCGATCTGGCCGGGGGCCTCCGGGAACATCGCGAGTACTTCGTCGCTGCCGTCATGGATGAGGTTGGCGGGCCAGCGGCCGACGGCGTTGAATTCGATCGGCGCGCCGCCTACTCCAGCGAATTTGCCGTATGCGTTGCGAGGAACGCCTGTGCTCGAGCCTGGGGATCCTGCCTGTCGACGGACTTCATCCAGCGACATATCGCCGTAGCCGACGCGGCACGCATCGATGTTCAGGCCGCCCGTCTCGTGCTCGGCCCAGTTCTTCGCGACCGTGCCGACGAGCGGCTTCCGCGCCAGGACAACGGGCTCGTGCGCCGGCTTCAGCGCCGTGCCGCCCCAGTCCCCGTTCTTCGACTTCGGGAAACCGGAGCCGAAGACCCACATGATCTGGTCGCGCACCTCGAAGCCCGCATCCTCGATGCCGACAGTCATCCGGTGGTAGGTGCGCGGCGAGGCGAAGGACAGCATGTAGCCGCCTGGCTTCAGCACGCGGAACGCCTCGCGAGCCCACTCCTCGCTGAACTCTTGGAACGCACGCATGCCGGCGGGCGCTAGGTTGTAGATGCCGGCGGACACGGCGCTCGAACGATGGGCACCGTTCTCACCAGTCGCGCCGCCGCCCGTGGATGCTCGGCGCGCCGCAGCGCGCTTCTCGATGTCGGCGCCGTCCCAGGCTTTGCCCATGAACCCGATCCCGTAGGGTGGATCGGTCACGACGGCATGCACGCTCGCGTCCGCCAGGCGGCGCATCTCCGAGAGGCAGTCGCCGAGCATGAGTTGCACCGCTGACATCAAGCCACCCTCCCCGCCCGCCTCATCACCCGCGCCGACGCAGCGACCTCTCGCCTCGGAGCTCGGACAGGCCAGCACTCACGGTCTTCGATGACGACTCGCTCGCGGTCTCGCGGGACCAGGTTGGGCTCCCGCCGGATCTGGGCAGGGAATGAAGGAACGGCGCTCATGCGGCCTCACATGGTTGATTCGATGAAGACGCGCGCCGCTTCGGCGTGCACGGCATTGCCGTAGGCGCGCAGCTGGTCCAGCAGGGTGGGATGTCCATGAGCCACCGGCTCAAGTCCGGGTTTAAGCGGACGTTCGAAGCCGTCGAGGCCTCGCCTCCACACAACAGCGCGGCCTGACACAAGTCCTGCGCCCCCCCCTTGCGCTTGACCTCGTTCAGAGCCCCAGCCAGGGTGCGGATGTTCTTGTTGCCGTCGGTGGCCCTGGGCGTGGGCCACCCAGTACGTCCGCTCTCGCGCTTGGAACGCGCCGACGCCCGCAGCCGGGAACGGCACCGCCCCGACGGCGTAGTCCAGGGCTTCCAGGTCATCCGATACAAGGTCGATCCAAGGGTCGACGTCGCGACTCGCAACCTGCTCTCCATAGATGACTGGAGGGCGGCGCTCGCTGATGAGGTGGAAGAACGCCGGCCAGAGGTGCCGCTCGTCAGCAAACCCAGTTCCTTGGCCTGCCGCGCTGAAAGGTTGGCAAGGACAGGAACCGGTCCAAACAGGTCGATCGTCTGGCCACCCTGCGCGCCGAAGGGCGAGCGACCACACACCGATGCCGGCGAAGAAGTGGCACTGCCGGAAGCCGCGCAGGTCGTCTGGGTGGACGTCGACGATGCTTCGCCGATCGACGACTCCGGGAGCGATGCGCCCCCCCCGGATGAGGTTCTCAAGCCACTGAGCTGCATAGTCGTCGATCTCGTTGTAGTAGGCCCACCGCGCGCTCATTCGTCGCTGTCTTCGGTGTCGACGATGGTCGTCGCGACCAGCTTCGACGTCGGCAGGTCCGTGCGCCGCTTCCCGTCCTGGTTGATCTCGATCCCCGGCGTGTCGGTCTTGCGCCAGACGTCGGGTTTCGGTTGCGGCGCCGCGGCGGGCGATTTCGCGGGGAGACGGAAGTCGTCCGTCGGCTCGTTGGGTGTGCGGAGGCTCATGGCTCAATTCCCGGGGAAGATTAGGTAGTCCTGGCAAGGCTTGTCAGGACGGGCGTCGTGGACCCAGCCATCCGGTCGCGGCGGCTGAGCCAACTCCACCTTGAGGTCGTCGAGTTCCAAGAGGCACGCCTCACTGAATCGCTGGAAGGCCACCGGCAGGTACGGTGGAAACGTCTGCAGGTGGGCGACCAGATTAGCCACCGTGACGGGCTTGATGGAGTCGTCGTCGTTCATGCTGTCTCCAGGTCGAAGATGCCGCGAGGAGTCGCGGAGAGTCGAATGGCGCCCTTCTTCTCAAGGGCGCGGAGGTGGCATTCGGCGGCATTGGCCGAGGCCCACTTGAAGTGCCGCGCGATCTCGGCGCGGGTGGGTGGCATCTGGTGTGAGCGACGGAAGTCGCGGATGAAGTCCAGCACCGTGCCTTGCAGGATGGTCAGTTCCGGAGTCACTGGCTCACGCTTCGCGACCTCAGACGGCAGGACCGACTGGTAGTTGGGGCTGAAGGCGGAGTTCATGCCGAAACCTCGCGCTCGGTCTTGTCCGTGGTGGACTGCTTCGGCGGCTCGATCTTGCGGAGCCAGTCCTGGGCGAAGTCGACCGCTCCGTCGGGAACGTTGACGCCCGGCTGTCCGCGCTCAGCGAACTCGGCCTCGCACCTCCAGATGCGGCCGAACTGCGAGTGCTCGCCGCGGAACTCCTTCACGCGGACGATGAGGCCCAGGTTGGGACTCTTCTCGCCGAGCATTCCGCCGATGACTTCGGCGAGGTCTCCGGCCCTGATGGTCATGACGCCTCCACGGAAAGCAGGTGCTCGTCGACCGCCAATTGCAGCGCTTCGGTCGGGATGTGGAACTTGCGCGCGGCAGCGATCAACACCTCAAGTGCGGGCTCGTGGGTGATACCCAGAGCATGCAAGTACTCGCACACTGCTCTTGCGGTGACGACCTCAAGCACCATCCGCTCAGAGCAGTGATACAGCGAAGCGATGAGAGCGACTCGCTCCTCTTCAGTAACGCCATTGAGTTCACAGTAATGCTGGGCGACCCGGTTCCGGGCGTGGATGTTGGTCATGCTCGTCCTCCTTTTCGCCGAGGGCGACGAAGTAGCGTGACTCCGGCGTCATGGGCGATCTTCTGGATAAGCCCGGCATGACCCTTGATCCGGGTCAGCGCGGCGATGGTCCGGCACATGTCGTCGATGCGTGATCGACGCACCTTCGAGAAGTCGCCCTTGGACTTGCCGATCAACTTGGCGGTGGTCTGGTCATCGAGCGCATTGGCGCACATGACCTCGTCCATGACCTTGATCGCAGTGAACGACGCGAGTTGCGTCGGCGTCAGGAACTCGATGGCGAACTCATCCGATCGCTCACGGTTTCCTGCGGTATCGCGCGGTTTCCCGAGCTTCGGTTTCAGACTCTCTCTCATGGCAATCCCCATTGCGTTGTTGAAGGGCGGAAGCTCGACGGCCTCTGGTGAGCGCACAACCCGATTCACCGTTGCATCCGCAATGGGGAAAAGCGATGCCGCGGCATCACGAGTCATGCGCTCGCCACAGGCGGCGCGAAAGGAACAGATGAAGAGACTGATCACCCCAGAGGACGTCGAATGGGCATACCTGAAATACTGCGAAATGCTGGAACTTGTCGCGCGACAACTCGCCCAAGCAGGAGAGCCAGAGCTCGCCGCTAGGCTGAGGGAGGAGAGGTGAGCGCCGCGCGACATGGCTTAGAACGTGGTCGGCTGGGCGATGCCGCGAATCACGGCCATGAAGCCGCGCTGCAGATCCGTCGCGCCGATGCTGATCCAGCGCTGATCCAGCGGCTGCAGGCTCTGGCCATCGTTGGGCGGCTGGTTGCGCGAAGCGTCAGGGTGCTGGCGCAGCTTTCAGCCATGGCTCAGCCCTCCGAGGCACCAGAGGCAGTGGATTCGGCGGTCTCGACGCCGCTGAAGTGATTGACGAGCCGCTGGACGGTATCGATGCGCGGGTTCTCGACCTGGCCTTGGGCGATCTTGGTCAGGGTGTGGTACGGCACTCCGCTTTCTGCCGAAACGCTGACCCAAGTGCCACGGCACTCCTCCAGCTTGCGGCGCACGAAGGAAAGGATCGGTTCGACTTGGGTGCTCATTCATGTGCTCCTTGAGGACACCCGATCCTAGCCGTTAATGGCTCCACTTGCAAGCCACACATGGCTTGATGTCTGCGCGACTATCCTCATATGGCTAAACACAAGATCGCACCGAACCCAAACGTAGGCTCGAACATCGCGTATCTGATGTCGTCACACATTGAACTGAGCAGCCAGCCAGCAGTAGCCAAGCGGACGGGAATTGCTCAGACAACCATCGGGCGCATCATTCGCGGCGAGTCCAATCCGGTTGCAGAGAACCTGCGCCGGATCGCGTCAGCGTTTGGCGTCGACGTGGATTCGCTATATCTCCCTCCCCATGAGTTCGTACGTCTGGCAGAAGGGAAGGGTCCCATCGGACTCCTATCCCGGGGCATGGCTCACTCTGTGAGCCATGCCCGCCAGACAATCGAGGTTCGCAGACTCACCTGGGAGGGATTGATGGATGCAGATCTAAGCCAGCCGTTCGAGCTGGAGGTCATCGACGATGCGTTGTCGCCCGAAATCTACAAGGGGTGCATCGCTCGATTCGATGCATCGGCCACGCCGCGAGCCGGGCGACCCGTGCTTGTTCGTGATGCTGATGGCAACCACTACCTAAGAGACTATCAGTTGGATGCTGGCGGCCGTTGGCAAGCCACAGCAAGGGCTCGAGGATTTGCGACGCTGGACAGCGTGACCGATGGGCTGGTCCTGGTTGCGGTCATGCGGGGTGTGGATTGGCCGGCATGATGGCGCTGCTGGCTCGATACCGATGGGGCGTAGCGGCGGCCACTTCCATGGGGCTCCTCCTCATCTCCCGCCCTTGGCTGTACATGGCCCCGGACCAGCCTACAGTCACTGACTGTAGGCTTCCTAGGGTCATCACCGTCCAACTCTTCGGAGACTCGACGCAAGCTGGGTGGGATGGCTCAAAACATCGCATCGGTGGCAGGACACCGGAGAAGCTTCTTCAGAGACAACTCGACCTTGCCTTCGGGAAGGGCCGGGTTGTCGTCGAAGGACGGGGAGTGTCTGGAACCACCCTGCTTCAGCTTGTGGAAGGTGCGGACGGGAAGAACGCCCGGTGGCCACAGCCGGCAGTCGCTGATGTTGTGGTGATCAACCACGGCATCAACGACGCGCGGGATTCTGACCTTACCCAATATCGGGCAGCGCTGAGCCAGTTGGCTAATCCGCCTGGTCGACTTGTCTTCGAGACGCCAAACGTCGTGACAAAAAACTACGACGTGCGCCCATATGCGCAGGCGATGCGCGATGAGGCTCAGCGCCGCGGCGTACCGGTCGCCGACGTGCACGCCTATACAAAACGCATGTTGACGTGGCCCCTTCTGATCCCAGACCACTATCACCCAACCGAGCGGATGTATGAGCTGATTGTTAGCAACAGCCTAGCGCCCGCAGTCGTGGAACAGGTCCGCCACTTCTGCACCTAAAAAATTTTGCTCGCTCATAGCCGTTTATGGCTTGACATTCGGCCATGCAAGCCGATAATGGCTATGCACAAACGGTTAATTTTTCAACAACAAGCCGCCTGACGCGGCAACTGGAGAGTCCAGATGCAGAACTACCTGATCACCAACCGTCAGCCGAGCGCAACGAAGAAGGGCCCGGGCCGGTACCACAAGGCCGGACACAAGAAGGCGCAGCCGGCGCGATCGCCGGGCGGCGCGGACTTCGGCTTCGTGCTGCATCAGGCGGCGCCTGAGAAGCAGATGCGGCGCGAGCTGGTGCAGCGCGTGGGCCGCCGACAGGCGGTCAATACCATCAAGCACGACCAGCGCGCATACAAGCTGAGTCAACAAGAAGACTGACCCCAGCCGCCAGCCTGCGCGGCTGGCGAGTGGAGTTCTAACAGGAGTGCGGCATGGAAGTCGAATCCCTTCAAGAAGAGCTCGCGTTGGAGCAGCGGACCCTGGACATGTTGACCAGCGAGGTCAGCCGTCTCGATGCGATCTTCATCGAACAGCGCGGACTGTCCGACGAAGCTGAGGTGTCTTTCTCCAAAGCTCAGTACTTGGCGAATTCGCTGAATGCATTGCGCGAGCGTGATGCGATGGCATCCAAGCGCCATGAACAAGAGAATCGTGTATCTGCAATCCGCAATCGGATCGAAGACGAGCGTCTGCAGCGCATCAGCAACCTACAGATGTTCGAACGTCTCCAGCGCCAGACCGCTGTGATCGTTCAGTTCCCTACCACCAACGATTCTCCGGAGGCCGCATGAGAGCCACCACTAACAGTATCGTCGTCGCCGTCATGACCGGCTTGGTTGTGGCCTGCGGCGGCGGCGGTAGCGACGCTCCGGAAGCCGCCCAACCGCAAAGCGCCTGCGTTCCGGTCGTCGTGCAGATGTTCGGCGATTCCACTCAGGAGCAGCAGGGGTCGAATCTGCAGCGCTACATGGACCAGCGCTTCGGCGCGGGCCGCGTCGTGGTGGAGAACCTGGGCGTCAGCGGCACCACGGCGGAACAGATGCGCGTGGAACTCGTGAAGCCTAGCGCCACGACGGTGAGCAACTACGGCATCAACGACCAGCACCAGAGCGTGAGCGTCGAGGTCTTCAAGGCCGCTCTGCGCCGCGCCAACACGACGATCTTCGAGACCCCGAACCCCACGCTGGACGGTTACGCGCCAGCAGTGCGTGAGGTCGCGGCTGAACTCGGACGACCGCTGATCGACGTCTCTGCCTGGGTGCGGTCCCAGCCGGGATGGGAGCAGCACGTCCCCGACACCTACCACCCCGACGAGTGGCTGCGCGAGCAGGTCACCAACCGTCTCGTCGGCCCCGCGATCGGCGACGCCATCGCATCCCGCATCTGCAAGTGAGGAACGCCATGCGCCACGTCATCCACACCCGCACCCGCATGGGCGCGCTGCGCAACTGGGAGCGCGCGCTGTTGAAGCGCGGGCCCGGCACCGCGGCGGTGATCGTGATCGTCGCGCTGATCTTCTCCGCGCTGATCACCTTCCTCCCCATCCACATCGGGTGAAGCCATGAACGACAACAACCAGTCCGACGAGTGGGAACTGCGCGACGCGCTGCTCGTCACCGTCGGCTTCACCCTCGGAGTGATCTTCCTGACGCATGTTGTCGTGACGATCGCCCGCGCTATTCCGACCTGACCCCTTCAACGGTCCGGCGCCTCTGCGGGCTCGCGGGGGATGCAACGCCGCCCCACCCATCCCAGCAACAGGAGCACCCAATGAGCAAAACCCCCAGCGTCACGATGAAGGGCCTCACGTTCCTTCCTGTCCCCGACTTCACTGATGTGCAGTGCGCATTTGGCGCCGACGCCAAGGACTACTTCATGCGTCGCGATCTGCCCGAAGTGCCACGCAAGTTCACGGCCGAAGCGATGCGCATGTTCTACGAGGGCGGCGCGTTCCCTGAGTTTGGCGATGACGTTGATGCAGTGAAGGCCAAGCGCGCGATCAAGGCGTGGCTGTCGTCATGGAGCCCCAGTCACGAGGCCAAGGAAGCGACTGTCGGCTACGCGCTGTGGGTCTGGTCGCCGGAAGCCGCCAAGTCGAGACAACAGGCCAAAGCGACCGCCTGATTCCACCCCCTCAACGGAGCACCACCTCATGAATGCCGCCGTGAAGCCCGAGCAGATCACGATGCTCGACCTTGAACCGATAGCCGAGCCGCTTCCGGTCGTGGCGCAGCCTGGCGCGCTGGCCGCGAGCTCGCCGGCCGCCCTCATGCTCGCCGCGCTCGGGCAAGGTGCCAATCTCGATCAGGTCGAACGCATGATGGACATGCAGGACCGCTGGG